CCTATATTATTAAAATGAAGTAATACCTGTAAACTTTATTAAAGGAAATTAAACTATGGATGAATGGCTCAAAACGTACAATTTTCCAACACGAGAAATCCCCCGTATTAAAAATGTTAGATTGTATATTTTTAGGAATAACGAATTTGAAGATAATAGCCGTACTGCATTTAAAAGAGATTCCTATCTTGAAAAGTTGAAAAAGTTAGGTGAATTTAAAACCTCTAAAAATACGTATAAGGTATACGGAAGTATATTTGAATATTATCTGGGTAGTTTCGAATTTTTAGCAGATTATGTTATTTCGGATATTGTTTATATTTCTCTGGTTCGAAAAGAACCATCTATAGATATCGTATCGAAAGTTTTGATCGATGTAGATAATTCTAATAAAGTATTAATTGAACGATCTCGTACGACTGTTAGTGGTAGATTTAGTATCAGAGATTCTTCAAAAGATCCAGAAATGGCTAATTTTGATTGGGAATCATTGTTAAAATTAGAAGAGTTCTTAAAGAACAGATTAGAAAGTGGTGAGTTACTAGATTCTTGTATGCAGTTTTTAGAAAACTAACTTATTAAAGGAAATAAAAAATGAATGTTAACTTTACTTTGGTTTTGATTGATGAACCTGGTTTAGAAAAAGTACGTAAAGATATTCGTATCTTGAAAGGAGATGAATACTTACCAGGAAATCTTATCGGTATTACTGACGAGATTATTCCTGAAAGAGTAAATGTCTGGATTATTGAGAATTACGGAAATGTAGATTCAGATATCCGAGAAGCGTTCTCATCACATGCTAAAAGTATCGTTCATTGTTATTTAGAAGTGGTAGGTGCACGTGAAGTACTGACAGTGGATCGCGATTCTTTAAACGATTTCTGGGGTGCTGATTCTGAAGAAGATAAAATTGCTCAAGCTACGAAGATTAATAATTATCTGATCAATAATGAGAATTATTTTGAATTTGTAGCCAATGCTATTTCTAAAACATTTACATTTGTAATTGGCGATTCGCCAGACCAGCATAAAGTAATTAGTCGCATTACTTTTACTAATGATTCTGGACGTTTCACTCATCGTGCAGTATATCGTGAAGTAGACCCAAGTTACGATACAAATTACGATCTGTGGAAGAAAGGTAAAGAAAAACAATGGGTGTCTCGTGTTGGTCGTTGTTTTGAAATTGATTCTTTCTCTATCGAAAATTTCAATCGTGCGTGTAAAACAGTACTGGAACAAATCGATATTGTTATCAATAATTATGTTAAACCAGAACATGTACATCTAGTAAATCCTGAATTGATCATTGAGGATTTCTGTGAATTCTGGTTCAGTATTCGTAAATCAAAACTGAACATTACTAATAGGTCATTTTAAACTGATAAGTGATTGAAGATTAGAGAGTATTCCTAAACGGAATACTCTCTATTTTTTGACCATACTTGTTTATTTTTTTTTACACTAAGGAATTTATTAAATGTACAAAAATGTCCGAGAGGTATTTAATGACCATTGCTCGAACCTATCTATAGATACAAAGCTATGTGATAGAATTGAACAATACCTTAATTCCTTTATTACTAAATCACCAGAACATGCTCAGTTTTTTGGTGGCGATACTATTGGTGATACTGTTGTTAAGTTTGTTAACTCGGATCGTTTGAAGTGGTTTGAAGAAATACTAAGAATCGATGAGTTAGATATTGCCCCTGACTTAGCTGAATTAATTTCTCCAGTTCACTACTTAGTAGCTTCGGATCCATTTTCATTAAGCTGTGTTTGGTTAGTTCATGCTATTTGGAAATCAACGAAAATACCAGAAACTAAGAAACAAAAAGCAATGTCCGACATCATCATCGTCATGAACATTCGTTTCCTAACGTCTCGTATGCAACGTCACTGGCCATATCCTTGTTCAAAACAAACAGCTGAAGCTACATTGTCATCGATGTCTAATAAATACGCTATTAAGCGATTAGGTTCGTGGTTAGCTGTATTACGAGAACGTGGTGATGATACCACAGACATGAAACACTCTATCCATAAACTCACTATTGAGAAAATGGATGTAGATATTCGTAATACTGGTTATTCAGTAGGTTACATGATTACTGACTCTCAATCACGTATTAAGAATATGTTAAAGAACATCTACAATGTCCAAAAGAATCTTCAAACAACGACGATTACTTCTAGTTCGTCTACGTTTATTGAATCTGATGGCGAAGAGGTGTTAAAAGATAAAGAGAAATCATTAGAAACTTATAAACGATATCTCGAAGGTATTATTGCTGATAAACATTCGTTCATCAAACTAGATTTGATCTCGATTATTGAGAACAGTAATAAAACCATGCCTGCCCAAATGTTCAGAAGTACTTTAAGCTGGATTAGCGATACCTATGGTAAAGGATCAGAAGGAAAATTAGAGATTGATGAAATTGTTGCTAAACTCATGAATCATTTATTATCTTATCTGTATCTTAATAGAAATACCATGAAAAATAAATCTGACATCTCTGGATTACTTTCCAAGATGAAAGGTGTTTATACTTCATCACGAACAACAGAAGAAACACTTCTGGAAATTCGAGATGACATGGAAGGTATTGTTAGAAGAGCTACGAAAGTGAAATCTGGATCAGCTATTGCAGCTACGCGTACCGGTGTCATGCTGTACATTGTATTAAGAGCATTCACCATGAAACACTACCAAGGATAACGTAAATAATTATTTTAACATTGGCAATTACATTATTCTTAAAGTGTATATTTAATAAATATTACTTTAAGGAATGAGAAATGAGCTTTTTTGAAAAGTTGTTAGCTAAGACTTGTAAGACAGCCCATAACTTATCGAATCTAATCTCTACAGATTTTGACTTTTCTAAAATAGATGAATCTAAACCTACAGTTATTACCATCATGACAAAATATAATTGTCCTATGGATATTGTAGTTATTAAAAGAACCTATTTGATGAAAAGGAATAATGTAGCATGGTTTAGGAAAAAGCAACGCAAATTTGTACTGTATCAGATAACAGGAATCGTTCCAGATTGTTTTCCTGATAATGTAGCTCGAGTAATGAATTCAACTATGCAAATTCCAGCATTGTTGTCTAAATTCTACGACGAGAAACAACAAATCAATGCAGTTGCTTCTGCTTTTTTAGACATTAAAATGTCCGACATCTTAAAGCAAGATAAAATAAAATAGAATCTACTCTCCTACTCTTAATTGAGTAGGAGAGTAATTCATTTATGCTTATTAACTTAACCAATAATTAATATCGCTAATATCATTAGGGTTTTGGTAAATACCATTCGTCATGTTACCATAACGGTTACCGAAATAAGGATTTCCAGTAAATACATCACTCATGTGACTCAATCCATCCATTACATCATTCAGCATGTCTGGAGAAGAACGCAAAGCATTAATACGACGAGTCTCTTTTAAGTCATCGATCATGCCGGATACAGACATTGCCATTTGAGATCTAGATTCAGGAGTTAAACGAGATTCTAATAGACGAATGGTTTTCTCTAATTTAGCAAACTCAAAATGGTCTTCAGTATTAGATAATTCTTCGTATAGATTAGAAATCTTATCTTTCAATGCTTCTTGTTCTTTTTGTTGCATTTGTTTTACAGGATCAATTTCTTCACCTGCTGTAACAACATTAGACAAGAATCTTCCCTTATTGATATTGTAATAATTAACATTACGTCCGTTAAATACAAACCAACAAGCCAATAACCAAGAAATTACTTGGTCATCATGATCTTCTTTATCAGAACCATGGTCAATTCTACCGTCGATAATAACCAATCCTAATAATTCACGAATCAGTTTCTTATCTTTTACTTTATCAGCAATAACATCTATCGCACGATAGAATGTCTCACCGTATAAGTTATCACGACTATAACGACCTTTACCAGAAGTACTGTAACCAAATGAACTACGATACATATTGGCTACACTGGCTGGGTTAGGGTGAGCATCCATCATCATAAACGTTCTGGCTTTCTCATCCTTTTCATGAACAATTGTATTAAAGATCTGCTTAAATGGATTAATGCCATAAGCAGGCAATGTTTCAATTAAGAAGTCAATAATACCTTGTGCAGATGATCGATTCTCAGGAACCAACAGTAGTTTAGGAAAACGAATAATCAAATCACAAAGCCATTGAGCATATTGGAAGAGATTAACTTTACTAATACTAGCCGTACCAATGATATTAAGATCTAAAGCATTTACAAATGTTAGTGAGCAGGCATCCTTACCAATAGCAGAAGAAGAGTCCAAGCCCACAATAACCGGACAATTATTGAATATAGTAGAAAGTTCATGATTGTCTACGTACCAATTAATAATAATACCAAATTTACCAATGTCTCTGAATACTGGATCACATTCACTATTCTTGATCATCTGTGCTTGTTCTACAGTAAATGGAGAAGACTCTGTACCAGATGTCCAAACATTATAATAGTCTCGTAATGCATCTTCACCTGTTACTTTGTTTCGAGCCATATTCTCAATCAACCATTCGTCAGTATAACCTAATTGACGATGAGAGAAAGTTCCTTGTACTTGGAAAAGACCAATGGCTTTAAATAAAGGATCGACAGGATTAGAATCAGCTTTTACTCGTTTTTCAAATTCAACAGCATCGAAAGAATCAAAATACTTTTCATCAAACTGTGCAGATTCATTCCACACCTCATAAGCCCAACGACCATGTGGTGTATCTTTTTTACCAGCAGTTGTTGTGAAGATAGAACAAGTTTCTTTACCTTGCTCTAAAGCTTTTTGTCTCGCCGCGTCCATTGATGAACCCATAGACGGAATAGTAATGTGGTTTAATTTACAGAATGCCACCTCATCACACTGACGAACTTCCACCGTATTACCACGACCACGCTTATAAGCCGCATCTTCAGATTCCTGAGCAATAATCGTATTGTAATAGTTATTATTACTTAATACCGTAATACCTTCTGTATTATTACTATCCTTACGAGTAATAGGATTTAAGTAAGAAGGTAAGGTAGCGATAAGCGCACGAAGGCGAATTACGTTTACAGTACGTAAGTCAGAGTCTTTTGTATAAAGAAGCATCTTAAGACTTTTACGGAAACACAACAGGTATTGCATGATAATATCTGTAGAGAATGACTTACCAGTTTGTCGTGGCTGGATCAAGAAATACTGACAATGGTTAAAGAAACACCAGAACAATGAGATGTTCGCTCTATTAGCTCTAAAGAAAATACGAGTATCTTCATTCGAGTCAGGTGCTTGGGCTAATTCTCTAAAGAAGTACCATGGGTTTACTGCGATTTCTGTAGCGATTTTAGAAATCATGTGAGGGGTTAAATTTGGATCAAATGGATCGACAAATTCTAAATCAGGATCGTGTAAAGCAAGATGGAAATAATAGTTTTTAACGCCCATCTTCTTGTAAATATTTGCTAAGTCGATAAACGACTGATTTTTAGTAGTGAGATGCACAATGGCATTTGGGTATTTGTCCCAATCTTTTAAAAATAAAATCATTCTGTTTATTGCCTTTTATAAAATATTTCAGTTATATATCATTAAAGTGAATTATCAAAGCATTTTAATGCTGATGACACATAATTTTTAAAAGAGATTGGGTTTACCAATCTCCTAATATCGATTTATCTATCTAACTTATTTTGTTTTTAGTCTAATTTAATTATAAGGATATTAACCATGAACAAAGATGTTTTGAAAAGCTTTTTTAAAGAAGCTGTAAGTTTAATTAAATCAGGAGAGAAATCTATTTCTCTTAAAGACCTGATTTTAGCTGATAAAGAAATCGTCAGCAAAACAATTAAACACATCACGTCGTCATCATACTACATGATGCACGTGGGTCAGATCACATCGATCCAAGAAGGATTCAATGAATGGATTGCTAATCGTGAAGAATCCCAAGTATTTCCACAAATCAAATTCCCAACCACGATTGACTACGATCAATCATTAAATCTAAATAATTCAATTATGGATTTAACAAAAGCATCAGAAGATGAAATAGCCTTAGTATATCACATGGCTGTATTGTTCTTAATTGAGTATTATTTAGAATCTGAAGAAGAAAGTTCTTGGCAGCGAGAACGAGTACAAAGCGAAGTGACTCGTACGCTCAATTCCAGTATCTACTTCTTCATTAATTTGGGTGCTGATCACGCTTCTTACATTGGTAACTTTACTACAGAAGAATCTCACTTCTTGGTATTTGTTACCATGTTAAAGTTCTATCGTAATCTTGATAAAGAATACGTACGTGGTATCTTGGAATACTTGACCTATCTCTTCTTGGAATTTAAAGGAGAGTACAGCCAAGAAGTACTGGATGATTTCGAAGATTATATTTCACGTACTTTCCCAAATTTGGATCTCGAACGAGTATTCCAATTAGATGCAATCATGTGCATCATTAATGTATTCGATATTGTCGAATACTTCTTGGAGTTATTTATCGATAAGGAAGGTAATGATATCTTCCCTCGTGATGGATATACTCCGTCTGACCTACAAGCAACCATTACTAATTGGGCGCTTGTTTAATCTAACTAACTTAAAAGGAAATCAAAATGAAACCAACTATTACTGTTCAAGAAGCAAACGAAATGATGTACAATCTCTCCATTAAATACATGGAGAATATTAAGTGCCACATGGAAACTTTGGAAAATATTCGTCCTGAAGACGAATACACACCAATGGATCTTCTTCTGGCTACGATTAAAGTAGCTAAAGTACTCTTGGTAAAAATGGAAGCCTTAGCTTCTGTTTTGAACATTAAGAGCTATTCTATTGATTTAGGTGGAGATGCATTTACAGTTGACTTGGATACAAGTAAACCAACTGTAAAACGTGTTCTTGACCTTATCGATCGAGTAGAGGGTTTAGATGGAAATCACTAACCTAGTAGTGGGTCCAGTAGGGAACGTACCACTGGACTACATATACGATTTCGATAATCCTGAACATCATGAAGAATATCGTGCTGATTACTCCAGTGGTATTTCATCATTGATGGCTAATATTTGCGAAGCAGTTGATAACTATCCTGATAAAGTGACAGTCGATATCAGCGATCTATCGATAATCGATCATCCTGAAGAAGACGAGTATGCGGTGGTCATCCCCAAGATCGTAATCTTTCCAGAATTAGCCGCAATTACCATGTTCTACCATAAAAGTATTGGCAAAAGTTTATACGATACCGTACTGAAGTTTACGGAGAAAGAAACGCCGGACTTAACAGTTACTGATTTTGATGTTTTGACAACTTGTGTTTGTTTAAATGATTCTAAGATTAGTAACTTTGGCATTTCTACAGAACATGGGACGTATCAAATAGATTGCATTCAGGTAGACGATATTGTATTTTACGCTACTGAAAGTAATGGGCGTAAAGGTAGATTTAGCATGAGGATTATTTATATTCCTGATGAAAGAAATCAAGACGGAGAATACGAAAGCATCGCGACACTAATAACCGCTATGCCAACTGAAACAACTCGTGACATGTTTAAAAACATGAATGATTTAAAATCAGTACTGTCTCCAAATGCTCTTTCTTACGTGATGATGAGTAAAGGTCCTAAAGTTAAAACTTCCCATAATTGTTTTGATGTTAATTACTTCCGTTCTACAGCTAAACATTGTTTAGACTTTTTAGTAATGGATACAGAAGGAAATAGCATTAACTAAACATAAGAATCTCTCCTCTACCTTAATTGGTAGAGGAGAGTATTTCTTTTTTAGTTTCCAGACAAAACAAAAGTAGCAAATACCGCTAATCGATCTGTAGATTGCATTAAATCAAATAAACTACCACAACGCAATTCGACATCTTCCATTTTGACAGAAGCAGGTACAAGAATAACCAAATTAACAAAATAACCATCGACAATTAAACTACGAATTTTCTCGACATGATAATCCGATAAAGTTTCGTATTGGATTGTCCAGATAAATGGCTGATTATTACCTTTAATCAAACTCGCTAATTCACCAGTGATATCGTATAAACCTAAACCACCTTCTACATGTTCCACACTTAATCGACTATTACGGGTAGCGGCGATAGATCCATCTACTCCAGCGATGACGTCATTACGACCAATCATGTAGCTTTTAGTAGGATCTTGTTTATCACCCATGTCACGACCCATTGATTCAGCCATGCCGTCTTGTTCATTTTCAGTCTTACTAAATATTTCATTTAGTCTCTGAGCAATCTGAGTAGCAAAATCACCCATGATAGGAACATTCTCAGTTCCTTTAAATGTAGGTGGGTGAATAAATGATTCGGTACTTAAATCTTTCTTTAAAGATTTTATCGGTACGACTTTGAATTTCATTATTAATCTTTCTATTAAATCAATACATGTTACCCATGGTAACTCGCCACAATCTCCAGTTTTGTTCTTCATCAGCTTGCCAGAGAATACGGCTAGCATCACGTTTCTTTTCCTGATACATTTCTTCAGCATCTGCATAAGTGTCTACCCACTCACCAAATGCCGCTAGTTCAGAACCACCATCTAACATTGCTCTATTGATGCGGATTTTAAGCTTTTTATAAATGTAAGCTTTACACGCCAATAGACTTAATTCTTTAACGTAAGAAATTGCAGTACGGTCAATAGTGTTTAGTTTAGCATCATGCTCTACCAAAATATCAATGGTACAGTTGGTACTAAGATAAGGAGCGCGTTTAATAATAAAAGAATTAGGAGAAATAACTTCCGTCTTTTCTAAGTAGTTAGCTGGTACACTGGAACCACCCGCAGCCATTTTAGAGCCAGCAGACATCACTGAAGAAACGCCAGCTGCAAGACTATCATTACCCATGTAAGAGTTATTATAGATGTTGACAGTATTTACTCCCAATACAGAAAGAATCTTTCTATTCTGTAATACTTCAGGAGGAATAACCACAACATAGTCAGATACATTGATTCTTTCAATCTGACAAGCCTCTAAAGGAATAGTAACTTGATGAGCGTATTCTAAAGAGAGATCAGGAATAACTCGTTTTTCAAAAATCTCAGTAATGATACGAGCATCTGCACTTACAGGTTTGTAATAATCTTGACGATATGGCGTGACAAAAGTTTCCTCAATAATCTCTTCAGGAATTACTTGATGTATTTCAGCTAGACACATGTTTACAGTTGACATAAGTCTATCCTTTCGAATATATAAATATAGATAAATTATGCTATAATTTTCATACGAATAATCTAATTAGTTATACGAATATATTATTATAGTGAGAAGAGAGTAAGTAATGTAAAAAATATTATTCTATTTTGCTCTGTATTCGCTCTATATTGAAAAACTATCTTAAGATGATAGTTACCCTTAAGAACAACAGAAAGTCCGTATAAGCTTATTTTTATAGACTTTGAGAATTTATGACTAATATTCTAATTGTATAGGAATTTATATGCAACAAACTTTCTTTATACCCGATATTGAAAAGGCAATAAAAGATGTCTTTATGTACGGACATCGTTTAGTAGAAAATCCTATCGGATCTTCTATGGATAAAACAGTTCAAGAAGCATTGGGTGAATACATTGTAAACCATAAGTTCACACTATCTAGTTTTAACTGGTTGGTGAATTTAGGAATCGATAAGGTTTATGCTGAAGAATTTAATCGTGGTGGTTTCATGAAAGATACATGGTCTTGGTATGCTGGTATTAATATTATCGTTAACTACTGGTTAGAAAGATTAGGTTGTTTTGTAATTAATAATAAACAATATCAGATCATGGATGCTGTTAATCTATTGATACAATTTGATAAAAACCTAAAGCAAGACTACAGTACCGGTAAAGAAATAGAGATGTTGATTTCAGCAATAAAAAGTGGTCACGTTGAGAATTTCTTTTCCAAAACACTGAATGCTTTAAATAAAGCATATCAAGAAGACATCGATCTATGTAGATTTATCGAGAATAGAAACCAAAACGATATTGGTGTTAAACTACCTATCTCTTTCGTTATCGATCCATTTTATTTAACAATAACTTTTATTCACTAGGCACAAAATGGAAAACAAATCAATTATTCAGTTAAATATTCGTGAAATTCTTGAGGACATAGAACTTCAGCTAGCCAATATCGGAGTGTACGATAAACCGATATTGGAAAATGAAGACTTTGGTTTTTACCATAAAGAAACTTATCGAGAACTTATCACGAAAGGAGAGACTTATACCTTAGTTAATATCGATGGTGTGAAGTCTCGACAAGAATATAAAGGAAACATTAAGTCATTTAATTATTTTCGACACCACCAGGTTTACGATAACTACGATAATAAAGTCTATTCTCCTTTTGGAAATGTTACGTTTTCTCGAATTTGTCATCCTGAAACATTAACAATATTCAAAGACATTTTTGACCATTCATTAAAAATGGATTTACCATTACGTTTTTGTGGTAGGTTAATAATGGCCAGAAGAGATTTGGCTTTGTATGTTTTAAGTCTAGTATTTCCAGACCATATTGGATATATTCTTAAAGATGATGTTCCTGATGAAGTAATAGATAAAAATCCATTAGTCATTTTGATGTATAACATTATTCGTATTATTGAGAATATTGTTACTAACTCAAAATTGTCTCCGCACGATATCTATGCATTTGTGTATAAAGAAGGATTTATTTATTTAGAAAGCCTCGGTGATTATAGAATCATCGAGTGGGAAATGATACAAGATTATATTCAAGATAAGATTGGATCTGAAAATTCTAAAGAATATAAAAATACCTTTGGAAACATGAATCCATTAGAATTTCTTTGTGATACATCACCAAAATATGTAGAATATCTGGTGAGTGAAATGGTGGATAAAAAGCAAAGACAAATTTGGTGTAAACTGATAAATTAATTTTAGAAAGTAATACTAGGTATGGTGCCTGTTTTAAACATTCCTAAAAAAAGGTACTCTACAGCTTATCTAGGGAATATCAACTTAACTGATATTTATACCTACTTCCAAGAGGAGCTTCGTAATAAGAAGCTATCCTCTTGGGATCTTCGTCAATGTGGTTATGAAAGCATACACCACTTTTTTTTGCTTACTTTAAATGAGCTTTATGACGAAATGGTTGATCCCGAAGGAAATTCAGACCACTATGCTAAATACGTAGAAACCGTTACAAATATCGGATTGAGTATAGAAGTTGCTGATAATATTTTAAAATATTTAGCTGTATTAGTTAATGAAGTAATAGAAGAATTAAGAATAACAAATAAAGAATGTGTTTATATTCAAGTGCAAGAAGACATTAGCTTAATCCCTTTGGCTTCTGTTTATTGTTTAAGATCCATAAGTATAATTGGAGTAGACACATATGTCCCTAGGCAAAAAATGCGTTTTTAGCGTAAATATTCCGAGTCAGCTAAATATCGCTATTGATTTAATTTATAAAATGACTGGACACCATATTAACATTAATCAATTGGTGGACTTCATTTCTAGAAATCGTCCTTATCGAAATATCGATATGGATGCAAAAGTAAATACCGAAACCATTTTATTAACCGATACGTTTATAGAGAATATTGAGCATTATCAGAATACCCCAATGGGTATTCAGATCTACGATACACTCTATCAAGTTATTCTGGTTTATTATCGATTTATTTTTGATAAGGGTGATTATCTTTCTACTCAGAACAACTATATTCTGTTTAGTAAAGAGAATCTGAATATGGATAAATAGTTATGGCCATGGCCGCTTTTTCAGATGATCCTCAATATAAGTTAAAAATCTATTATTGTAACTTATTTGAAAAGTATTATATTACGGATGGGGATTATGTCCAGAAAATTATGATACTGATGAGAAATGCTTTTCGGTTTACAGAAAATCAGTTTAGACTGTACATCATGGAAATCGATAATGTATTTAGAAAGAAAGACCACCTCTTTCAAAATCAAAATATTCTGGATTTTTACAATGAGTTTTCTTTTTCGAATCTTTATCCCGAGATAGAAGCTACGCCTGAGATAGCAAAAAGACTGACTGACCTCGCTTTTGAATTATATCGGTCAGTCATTTCTCTAACGGTTAGTAATAAACTTTACCTACCTGAACCTGTCATTCAACAGGATGGTATTTCAAAAGTGAATTGTTACCATATTGGTGGCTATACTAAAGATTCAATTATTCTATTTAAGACAAATCCCTGGAGTCCTATTTAAAATGGCAGTCACTAAACAATTACAGATTGGTAAAATCTATTCCTTCGATACTTATGCTCCTGAGGTATTAGGTACTCGAATTGCAAATGCAAAATGTTTAGCAGTACTCAATGCTCAAAATGCAATATCTAATGGTGTGGACATCTTTGCTTATCATGAACAAATGAGACCACACTTACCAGTCGGATACAATAATGATCCGATGACAATGATCTATGTTAAACTTGTAAACTCATCTGGTCTAGAAACCATTTACTCGATGGACTGGATCAATTTAGAAACCTTACAAGAAACCAGAGCGGATCGAATCATCGCAACAATCGATGGTGTGTCTATCGAAGATATTGAGATTATCCGTAGAGCTTTAGCAGTACAAGGTTATAATAATTTTAACTTAGTCTTAACAGAAAGTTAAAATATCTCAATATCACTCTATATATGAACAAGATACTTTAGTCTTATTGATTTGGATTAGTTGACAACTTCCTTCACTACTGTTTATCGAGGAATAATCTAAATCAGTACATTCCCTTGTAGTCATCTTTTTTTTTTCATTTTGATGCGACATGAATAATGTTCTAGCGACGAACTAGAAGTTATTTCTATAGGGGTGCCAGAATGGCTATTAATAAATTGTATTGGATATCCTGAACACGCCTGAAAAAGATCCAGTAAGACTAGATAGTAAAAATGTCAGTTCCTACAAACCCAACCGAAACCCTCGCTCCTTAGATTAGGGGCGAGGGGAGTAAGTTTATATGTTTTTGTATGAGATTTAAGATCTTAAATTATTTTATTTTGATCAAAAGGATAAACAAATGTCTGATGATAAAAAAGTAAGCCAAGAGGTTAAAGAACAACCTAAAAAAGCTTATGAAGGTGGCGAGATTGTTTACTGGCTTAAAGGTGAAATCTCTGAAGATGATTCTACATTGATTCGTAATGCCAAACGTGTATTCAATGAAAAAACTTTGCCTCATGTAGAAGACGATGCTACTGCAGTGGCTAACATTAAGCTTGCTATGCTTGCTGGTAAACCTGCTGACCCTGTAGCTAAAGAAGGTAAAGAAGAACATCGCCGTATTGACGATGGTGCTGTAGATGATAACGCTGGTCGTTTCGTACCTCCTGTAGCTACTCCTACTGGCCCTGGTAATGAAGGTGAACGTGCAAATACTCCTGAGCGTACACCATCTGGTAAACCTGTTAAACCTAAAGACGCTAAACCTGAAGGTGCTGAAGCCTGAAGGGGTCTTCAGTCGGGTGGACCGTCTGACGCCTAACGGACTAAATATACACTCTACTCCTTATTGGGGTAGAGTGTAAAATTATCTATGTCCTGCCTATTTTTTGAAAATACAAATATAGGAACGACCCAAATGGACAACATACGTTCTAAGAACCCTAACGATATATCTGGAATTAATGTAAATCAATACGATCTTGAAGAAAATGTATTCGTATTAAATGCTAATGAATACACCAGGAAGTTAAATCCGGTAGTCGATTATGTTGAACAACAAGCAAAATTTCTATCGGTTATGGAAGAGATTCCTTACGAAGATGCCAGAAGTTTTGTAGCGGAAAATATTAAACCAGATGGTTTATTTCCGATTAAAAATCCTAAGATACATTGTGTTCGTAAAGATGAAAATGGCGATCGGTACGAAGATGTAGACAGTACTTTATTACAGTACTTAAAAGAAACATTTATTAGTGAAGACATCATGGCAGCTACGTTTACAACGTTTATGCCTCACAAGCGTAAGATGTCTTATATTTCCCAATATGTAGAAGAAGCATTTCCTAAACGTAAAGCTTTAAAGAAACGTCAGTTTCAAATGAAGCAGATGGGTAACTCAGTAGGTGAAGCATTCGCTAATAATGGTCAGAATAACATTAAGCGTTCTATTAACTCCATTTCTGGTGCCTCATCATTACCATCAACACCCATTTATTGTATTTCGATGCATCCTGTATTGACATCTAACTGTAGGATGACTTCTGGATATGCTAATGCAAATAATGAAAAACTGTTGGGTGGTAATCGACATTATCATTCGGCAGATGTTACGATCAATAACTTAGTAGCACTAACGACCAATATTGATTTGGAACAAGTAAAAGCAGTTGTAGATCAATATAATCTTTATGTCCCTAATTCAGAGGAGTTGTTCGAGTACATCTTAGAAAGTACACGTAACTATTGGAGATGGCCGGAGAAAGAACAAATCATTAGAGAGTTTATTACTAAATGTACTCGTGAAGAAAGAGCCTGTATTGCTTACATTTACGACTTACACGCAATGAAACGATTTAATGAAGAATTCATGTATTCTTTTATTGGCAAACTTTCAGAAAAAGTAGATCCGATTCCTGGATTAGATCTTGAAGAAGCTGGTCGTATCTTTAACAGTGCTTTAGATGAAATTAAGATTCATGCCATTCAAGTCCATTCTGATAAAGTTATTGGTGAGCGAGAATCTGAATATGTTAAAACAGATACAGTTATTACCATGGCTTCTCAAGTCATCAATACCTATCATGTTTTCCAAGAGTATAAAGACTATATTCAGACATTCTTAAGATCTCGTCATTTACCATCTTCATTAGCAATGCTTCCTGCTATTTTACGTAAAGTAGTATTGATGTCAGATACTGACTCATCTATTTTCACAACAGAAGCCTGGACAAAATGGTATACGAATAAATCTAGAGGTTATAAAGACAAGCAATTATCGACAGGTGTTTATTCAGCTATGGTAATGTTGTCTTCATTAACTTTAAAACATCTGTTGGCTACAATGTCAGCAAACTTAGGCGTACCTGAAAAGTATATTTGGGGTATTGCCATGAAAAACGAATTTAACTTTGTTATCTTCGTTAACCTAAATCGTACTAAACACTATATTGCGACAATCGCGATTCAAGAAGGCAATGTTTATTCTGAATTAGATATTGAGAAAAAAGGTGTACACATGAGGAATTCAAATAGTCCTCAGGACATCATTAAACATGCTGAAAGAATTATGGAAAAACTATATAATTTCCATAGCGATGAAAAGATTAAAGTGTTGGATGTTTTAAAAGAAGTAGCTGATGCTGAAAGGAAAATCATTCATTCTTTAGAACAAGGCGAACCGATCTATTATCGATCTACCCAAATTAAAGAAAAAGAATCGTATAAGAAAGAAGAAGATCAATCTCCTTTTGCCAATTATATATTCTGGAATGAAACTTTTGGTAAACACTACGGCATGACCGATCCTCCACCCTATTCGTCATTTAACGTTAAGTTAGATATTAATAACAAAACAGAAATGGCACAATGGTTAGATTCTTTCGAAAATCAGGAATTAGCAAACGATATACGTGAGAATCTTAAAAAGAGAAATAAAGATCATTTAAGTACAATTAACGTACCTTATGCAGTATTTACTTCTCAACCTATCCCAAAAGAAATTATTCCTAAAGTGGCTAAGCGAGACATTGTGATTAACTTGTGTG